GTTCAAGGCTAGTTAATTTTTTTTACTAAATTTGCAATAAATAATTTACTAGGAAAAGTGAGATACGCATTAAGAAACCAGAAAAAGATTAAGACATTTTTAGGTGTTGCCGCCTTTAATGCTATAATCAAATCGCTTAATGCGTATTTTAAATTGGAACAAGAAATCGAACTTGAAAAAACAGATACTAATTATCAAGCAATAAGAATACCAAACACTGAGAAAGAAGGAAGTTCGATTTCGTTTTATGTGATACGCAAGACTTTTGACGTTTATAACTTGGCTTTTAAACCGTAAAAGCCAGCTAAGGTTTCGGGTCTTGCTTTTGTTTACTTAAATTAAAACATTATGCAGAACGATGATCTTTTAGTAGTGGTATTAATTAGTATTATTTTGTATCAGTGGGTTTCAGGCGTTATTCGCCGTAGTGAGTATAAGAAGCAAACAGAACTTAAAGGTAAAACTATCATCGAGGCCTTATGTATTGCCCGGCAACAATTTAACGACAGCGACAAGCTTGCTTTATTTATGCAAGGATTTAAAGATATTCAATTTAAAAATTTACCAGCTTGGCAGCGTTACGGATTCAAAAAGCTTTTCGATAAGCTTTGGTTTGAGTCAATAAGGTATTGAATGCAGTTTACTCCCTATAATTCCATTTTTAAAGCAGTCTTCGGGCTGCTTTTTTTGTTGGTGGGTGCGCGATGCAGGATTTAATTTGCTAATTGATTTGATTTGATTTGGATTGTATTGATTTTTGTTATACATTTGTACAACAAAACAATCAAACAATTTAAAATTTACGATTATGAAAAATTTAACGCGACTACATTACACACTAATCTCTCAAGCAGTTAATACATTTGGAACTTTTAATCCAGAAGAAATTTTCTGCATGTTTGAAGAACAACTAACACCAGCCGAAGCCAATGTAATTTTTGCTTTCCTTAATTGGACTCATAAAAACAACAAATCTTTTGGACATGCAAACTATAAAGAAATTTACGCTGAATTTAAAGCAACTAAAATTGAAAAAATAACTAAAAAAGAAGAAACTATGGACAAGCAAATCAATTTCAAAATCGCAGTAAAAAGAGATCAAATTACTAAATTAAATTCTGATTACATAGTATATTTAGGTGTGCACAAAGAAAATGTATCTAAAACAACAATGCAGGAAAAGAAAACGTCCAAAGCCGTTGCAAAACTTGAGTCTGAAATTAACGCTTTACAAGTAAAAATATCAAGCAGTAAAAAAGAAGCTCGCGCAGAAGCAGCAAAAGAAAAGCTGGAACCTAAAACAGTAACGGTTGAGGAAATTAAACCTAAAGCACAAGTAAAAACTGACAGCAAAAAGCCTGTAGTTATTTTTACAATTTTAAAAACTATCCGCGATTCTAAAAAAGCAGTTGCACAAAGTGATATTTTAAACGCACTTTTAAAAGCTTTTCCGGAGCGCGATGCTACTGCAATGACTAAAACAATTAAATGTCAAATTGGTAGCGCAAAACGTCCTCTTCGCATGGAAACTGAAAAAAATGTTGAGTTTAAAGTTGACGTAACTGAAAAAGGAGTTAAGCTTTATAGCATTAAAAAATAGAATCCTAAGTAATTCAAGCACTAAAAAAGCCCTTGCAATATGTAAGGGCTTTTTTGTGTGTACGTATGTGTAAAGCTTTTGATATTACTTAAATCACTGCTATTACTACTTGCTTACTGCTGTTACTATTGCTTACTTAGCTGATTTAGCGTTTCTTTCGCATTCTCCAATCTATAAACAAGGTTACAAGGATTAATAATAATATACAGCCAATTGTGATACCTAGCTGAATATAATCCATTTCGCAATTAATTAATTCTAACATTTTTAGTTATTTTTAGTTATTTTTGGTTTTTGGTGGAATGACATAAATGTCTTTTGTCCTTCGTTTAGTAAATTGCTTGTAAACGATTCAAATAATTCGATATATTCCATATCATCTAAACCGTTCTTTACAAGTGTTCGAATCATAATTTCAATTTCCTGATACACCTGACTATCGGTGTGTAAAAAATCAATAATTGAATGTTGTTTTTTTCCTGCTTGAATTGTTTCCGGAACTGCTTGAAGCATATAATTTTCTAATTCCGATACAATAGAATTGCTTTTTTGACGCAAATAGTCTTCAATTCCAGACTTTCTCCTATACCTTGTAAAGTAAGCATCCTTAGAAAATTCCAGGATCTTTTCACTCCAGTTAAACAATATATTTTTATGATCTGCTTGAAGGTATATATTGTTTTTTAGACTTTCGGTTGCTGTTTTTTGAATAACCTCAGTAAGGTTATTTTTCATTATTTTTTCAGACCAAATTTCATTTAGAATGGCATTTTGGTCGTCTACTTTTATAGCCAAGGACGTTTGCCCTTTACTGACTCTACTCTGCTTTAAGTAAATCAAAACTAAGGCAATTATATTAATCAAAAAATTACTCATTATCGTCCAATGTTCCGTTGTCATATTGTTAGAATTTAAAGGGCAGTTACTAGAGGTTTACTAAGGGTTATTAAAAAGCTGCCAGCTTTAAAACTGGCAGCAAAAACTCAATGGAAACTTTAATAACCGAAATTTTTATGTTTTGCAATGCTTCATATATTTTTATGGTGTAGCGTCTGCTAAGCTGATACCTGCCACAAAATTCCACACAATTAGAATATATTGGTTTACGACGCCGGAGAAATCTCCTGCGCCCGCCCAGACGATAAGCCCACTACTATCAATGGTAATATCTTTGTTAAAATTCTCTTGTATTGAGATTTGTAACATAAAGTCGTTTGTGTAGCTCTTATAACTTCGTGCTATCGCTAACCTTCTCGCAGCTACTTCAGGGGTTAATGCTGCCTGGTCTTCCTCTAATACTTCGGTTGCTATTTCTGCAACTCCGGTTATGGTGTATTTACGCAAATCTGAGTTAATTGATAGTGCGTAAGACTCTTTGTTGTTCATTACTGCCATGATTATTAGTATTTTAAATTATAAATTATATCTTGGATTATACAAAATAGGCTGCTTTATCCCATCCCCGTAATCCCTGTACTTAAACCTAAATGTCTGATTATAAACTGCTGCGAAAGTGTGCTGAACAGTCCAGGCGCCTGCATTATACACTTCCACAATGATAGCTGTGCCGACTCTCTTAATCTTGATTTTATCACCAAATACATAGGCAAAGAAGCCTACAGTAGTATTTGTATTTATAAAGCATTGCATCGCGACATTGCCTGACCTGAACAATGATAATACAGTATTATTGTCTAACACTGTATTATCAGTTAACCCAACAGTCTCTCCATAACCTTGCACGAATGGGTCTAAAATATCCCATATAATTTCAAAATCTCCGGCGAAGGTTTCGTCTGAAATTGCCCTACCCCAATTGTTAACATTATCTACTTGATAAGTTGTACCTGTTTTGGTTATATTTTGCAAGTAGGTCAAGAAACTTAAATTAAATGAAGATCTCTTGCTAGAAAAAACGCCCCTTCTACCTATCATACCCGAACCTCCCCAACTTTAAGATCCCATACAAGACTTGTCGAATCGTATAGAAAATTAAATTCTATTATATCATCAACACTAGCCGTTATAGTTAACGTTTCTGCAATATCATTCCATACACCTACACTTGAAGGATTTGAAACTTTTACGTTTCCCTGTGTACTAAAATCAATAATAATTACACCCGTTAAGCTAAGAGTTTGCGAAGTATTCAATACTCCTGTTGTATTCGAAAAAGTCCAACTGAAATTAGCAGCGATAGTTCTAGTGCCCGTTAAAGCCCTTGGATTAAATATTGATAGTTGCAGGCGTTTTAAATCTACATTTAAAACGCCTGCAACTACCACTGGTTGCACGATAGGTTCGTACAGGTAGACTTCTGTAAAGTTCTCATTAATCTTATTCCTCACAATTAAACCATCCTCGCCATCATTTACAACTTGCTGTGCCATATTTCTTTTTTTAATCTATCCATTTCGCTGTATCAATCCAAACACCTTCATCGTTCCAAACACCTTGCGCTAATATCCAATTACTACTTTCAGGAACTTCAATCTCTCCATTAGTCATAATCAGCCTTTGTTCTTCAATCTTGCTTTTTATTTTGCGTTCTTGCTTACCTTTTGCGTCAATATTAAGCTCCTGGCCTGATTTAAGCGTTCTATTTAAATCTAATTTATTAGGAATAAGCACATCGCTAAACATGTTTTCTAACGTTCCAAATTCTTGAAGCGTTAAATCGAATACGTTTTGATTCTGTTTTATTTGTGACATTGCTTACTTGCTTGGTTACTTAATTCGCGTTTATTCAATCTCGTTATTAGTGAAAATCAATCCCTGCTCTTGTATTTCTTCTTTAACAGTCATATTTCCCTTCTCGCGTGCATCAATGTTAAGCTCCTGTCCCGATTTAAGTGTTCGATTTAAATCTAATTTGTTAGGAATAAGCACATCTGAAAACATATTTTCTAACGTTCCGAATTCTTGAAGTGTTAAATCGAATACGTTTTGATTCTGTTTAATTTGTGACATTTAATTTGCTTTTAATTGTGGCTTTTACTTGCTTTAACTCGTTGCTCGACAGTTCCTAATTCGTCTTAATCTCGTCAATCTTTGCCGCGTCTATATCTAAACTTAAAGTTCCAGGCGTATAGCTCCCCCCAGCCGCAGCAATACCAGTTGCAATCTTTACTAATTCACATTGTATTGAACTAACTAGACTTTGAAGATTCGAATCAAGAGGAGCAAAACGTACCGCGTTATCCGCATCGCCTAATAACTGTAAAAAATCCTCGTCTAACTGTATAAATTTATCGCCAACCTTTAACAGTATCTTGCTTACATCTGTATGAGCACTAATGAACCCAGTGATGTTGTTAATGAATGTAACAAGCACAAAGCTATCCACAACAGGCAGTAATATCAAGCTATTTAAACCCAAAGCCGTATCGTCTTCGCTTACCGTAGCTCCAAGGCGGACAGTTTTATCAGCATCTTGATTAACAAAACTAACTTGAGCGGACATATTATCCTCATCAACACTGATAACCTGCGCAATTTGAGTATAAATTTTATATTTATTTACCTCATCGTTTACAAATTTCGTTAAAAGTTGGTCTAATGTCATCTTTTTACTGCCTTTTTATTTACCGGATACCTCAATCCTAATTCGCCTCAACTTCACTAATTCCAAAGTCAATAGTCACTAGCTGCCTTAATCCGCCCGATACAGTCATTTGTGTACTAACACCTCTAACCTTATAAGTTCCGTTTCTTTCCGGGTTTTTTAAGTCCCGAATCTTTACCCAATCATTATGCTGGATAAATGGCTCTCCAAAGATAGTAAAGTCACCTTGTAATCCTGCATAATTTGTGTTTTGGTATACTGTTTTTAATACTTCATCTAATTCAACCTCCGTTAAATTATAATAATTAAGTGTTCTTAACTCACCTTTTATCGCCTCACTTCCGACTGTTATAATATCATTTTCTTTTACCGCGTATCTAATTTTCTTAGTATTATCTGGTAAAATTGAAATCCCTTTTAGTACTCTTTTGGTGTCGTTTATTTCATTAACCAAATTATCCGGCTCTGTAAAATGTAATTCTTTCAGCAAATAATGCGTGACCCCTGTATCGTCATAAGGTACGCCAACACTTAATTTATCATCTCGAATAAAACTCACAAAACCATAATCACTTTTTAGTTTTTTTAAAACTTGTACGGGTGATAAGAAAGTATTGTTTTCAATCGCCCAGTCTCCTATACCTGTACTTCCTTGAACTCTATTACTTAAATTTAAGTCAATATTAACATCTTGTAATATATGATCCAAAAGCCCTTGAAGCGTAGTCTTTTTTAAAACTCTTGATTGGACGTCTACTTGCTTCAATGCATACATTGCATCCTGACATTTGATGCGTAAAATCGTTCCGGTTTCTATATCCGAAATAAAGCCCTTAAATCTTATTGGTGCATCTTTTTCTGACTTATTATATCCGCCTTTTATTAGTACTGGATCGCCACGTTTAAGTAATGCATCAAGTCCAATGCTTTCATTCGTAGTCTGAGAACGAAATATAACATTAGGAACGACGATTTCAGCCGTATCAGTAAAAGCGTCCCATGTGCTCTGTATTGCAAAACTTTCACAATAGTTTAAGACAATATTATTTAATTGGATATATGTTGATATTGCATACATAATTTAAGTCTTTTCCCGGCGGATTAGCTACTCGCTGTTACCCTCCTATTAAGTCAGCAATTGTTTGATTATTCTCTAAGTCAGCTTCCGAAAGTACTATTTCCAGCGGCCTATCGCTTATCAAGTCGATAGTAAAATCTTGATAATTCATTCCAGCGGTTGCACGAGGAAAACTATAATTCGTCACGACCGCATAATGGGTATTAAAATATTTTGCTAAAATTTCATTTGAAATAGGTATATGAGCAGGTACTTTTAAAGCAGCAACTAAATCCTGTACATAACTTGAAGGATATAAAGAGCTTGATTCAAAAGAGTCGCTGATACTATTGTAAACACCGGAGATTTTGCCATTAATTGAAATTTGCAAATCACCGTCACTCGCATATTCTTTTACCGTTCCGTTAATCCCTTGCAAGGCAGTTGTGACAATGTTTTTACTTTGTGAAATTTGAAATGTACATTCTTGAAATCGTAACGGTGTAAAACTTTTCGTTTCGCCAAATTGGTCTATATAATTATTGGCAGATTTATTTTGAATATTCCCAAAAATAAACGAACCATACACCGGCGTATTCAAATAACTGTCATACTCTTTTCTGTCTCTTGCTTGTCTTGAAGGTGTTAACGCAGCCCTGACAATTCCTTCTCTAAGTCTACTGATTGCTGCGTCTTTTACCAATATGGGAACAGAAGGTAGCGCACCTATATTGGTAGACTGATTAGATGCAGGATTAGTTCGAATATTTAATTTTGCCATCCTATTTATTTTTGAAGTAATGCCGCGTCATTTAAGGCATCGAGCATTGTTTTTGTTAACTCTTCCTTTACCCTAATCGGAGCTTCGCGCATCTGATTGGTCGTAATATTAAACGTCTCAACAAGTTTGTCAATATTAATATTTATTATTTTCGGAGCGCCTGCTCTTATTCCTGTTTCAAGAGTTTTTTTAGACTTAGCATCAAGAGTCGTCCCACCTACTGCTTTTGCATTCGCGCCTTTTTGGGCACCCGCCTTTTTTTCTCTTAATGTCTCCGTGTTAGTTAGCTTGAGAATTGCTGCGTCTTCATCTTTTAGCGATTACAATCTATCTTTAGCAGAAAGCCTTTCCTTATCAACTAGTTGTTTTAAGACCCTTTCTTTTGAAAAGGACATTGAAGCACTTAATAATTGAGCCTGAGTCATAAAGCCTTCACTAGCTTTTTCAGTCAACGCTTTTTCGTCGCGCAATAACCTTTCTAATTTTATAGCTTCTTTTGCATTTTCAAGAATAATGTCTTTACCTGCTTGAATTCTAGCTTTTCTTAGTAATTGGTCGTTAACACTTTTTAAAGCGACTGCAATCTCTTCATCTGTAGATTTTTCGGTTAGAAGCTTTGGCAGATATTCACCATAAGTTTTATTGATTTCCTTGATAATATTATTCCTTTTGCTCTGACTTAGATTGCCCTGATCTAATGTTAATTTAAGCACTCTTAATTTTGCTGCCTGTTCTTCATGTAATTTATTAGCCCTCTTGCTGACATTAGCCAAAGCTTGCATTCCAGCGGATAATTTTTTAGTGCTTTCAAAAAACTTAAGCATTAATGGAACTGCAATCACTAATGCCGCAACAATAAGCCCAATCGGATTCGCTTTTGTCGTAATGTTAAAAAGCCGCATTGCTACACGAGCTTTTTTTAATCCGCCAGTTAAAAGAGCATTCATAATGACACTCCCTTTTTGAATCGCATTCCAGATTAATGTAGCCTTTTGAGTCGCCACTATTGTAGCACGATAAGCAATATAAGCAGCTCCCACTCTAATCACTATTTTGGCTAAGAATTTAAATGTTTCTGCGTTGTCCTGAACAAAACTAGTTATAGATTCAAATTTTTTAGCCAACATAAGTAGGTGAGGAATTAAAGCGCCGCCAATTGTTTCGCCAATATCTCCCATTCTGTTTTCAAACTGAATCAATTGCCCTGTGGCAGTTTTAGCGGCTGCTTCAGCACTACCACCGTATTGCTTTTCTAGTTCATCCAATATAATGCCTTGAGCTTTCGCTAGCTGGTTTGTTTTTACAAGCTGTTTAACGGTCTTCTTTTGTGATTTCGTAAAGGTTATCCCGCTCCTAGCTAAGGCACTCATTCCAGTTATTGGATCATTTAATGCTTTACCTACTTGAATAGATTTTCCTCGTAAAGCTTCCATTCCTGCTCTTGGTCCATCTAGTCTGGCGGTTAAATCCAATACTGCTTTTTGAGCTCTGTCAAAAGCCGTTCCACTTACATTTGTAAAAGTTAATAATTGAGCAGTAACTCCCTGAAGTGTTTGTTCGTTTCCGAATAATGTTTTTTTCTGTAACGCATCCGCCTGAGCCGTTAATTGCTGAAAAGTCCTACCTACTTGTCCATTAGTACTTATCAAGCCCTGTTTTACCTGAGCGATTGCCTGTTCTTCTTTCTCGTATAATGCAACGGTCTTTTTTATACCCGCCACGGCTGCTCCTACGGATAGCAAAGGAAGCATTGTTTTTAGAGTATTTGAAAATCTTTTAGCATCTGAATCGGCCTGATTCATTGCTCTGTTAGCTGTTTTCATTTGAGCTGAAAACTTGTCCCTAAGCTGAAGTAAATATAAAACCTTTTCAGTAGATGTAGCCATATTATGTGAATTTTAGCGGTATATTAGGCGTTGGTATCTGACCAACAGCAACTAAATATTTAAAATCAGCCCAATAGCTCGCCATTTCGTCGAGACTTTTTGGGCTGGCTTTAAAGTGGTATCGGATTAAAGCCCTTTGTTGCCCGAATCCTAGTGCTTCTTTGGTCCTTAAAGTATGGAAAGCTATTTTTTTTTAAACTCTGCATGAGCTACATCAGCTATATCCGCGCATTTTGTACAAAGTCCTGCATATAGAGCAGTAGAAGCTTGTATATCCTCTAAGAGCCCTTGATTTTGCGTATAACAAGAATCAAATACTACTCGCCCGGCTGCTAACATGTCAATCTTACCTTCTGAAGTTATCATCGCAGACAAAGAAGCCGATATGACTTCAAAAGTAGGCTGCGATAATTCAAATTCGAATTTTTCACATTTAGTTAAATCAACTACTAATGCTTTATCCGCATTTATTAACTCATTTGTTTCTTTATTGACAAAAACATGTAAGAAAATTTTTCGTTCTTTTGAGTTTTTTAATATTTCGGTTATCTTTTTCATATTTTCTTATACTAAATTGTAAACTAAATTACTGAATTGTGTTGTGAAACTCATTTTTATATCTTTATTGTCAACGTCAGAAGCTATTTCGTGACTTTGAATTAAGATATTTTTCACACTTATTAAGAGCGGTTTTGCTAAATTCAACATCGTTACAGGGACATTAAATGGAGCCAGTCTGTTCGGATTGTTTTCCGGAGAAGCTGCAATCAGTGCCCTACCTTCTGTTAAACTTAAAGTAAAAGTCATATCGCCCGGCTCGTCATGTCCATCACCATAACCCACTGCTAAAGGTGATGTTCCAAAGCTAAATTCTCTCTGCGAAGCCGTTGTAATTGTAATATCAGAAAGTGATAATAGTGGCACTCCGCCGACATTAAATCTTATTTGAGTGTGGCTGAAATTTTGCCCATTAATTAATGCTGTTGCCATATTATCCTCCTGTATTTACTTTGTATGAATTGTTTACCTGGATATTCCTTGCAATGCCTACAGGCTGTATATCAAAACTGATTTCAAGCTTGCTTGTCGTTGCAATATCCTGATTTGGATCAATTGTTACAACTGGGTCGCCTGAAATATCACCTGAAACGGTTAGTACAGATAAAGCAGTTGTGACCAATTCTTTATAATCATCAATAACTTCACGCGAAACCTTACCACTGTTGTCTAAATAAATTCTACTATTTAAGCGTGGTAATAAAGCTTGGTAAGCTAATCTTTCGGCTTCATCCATTACTTCATTTCGTTCTAAAGCATTGTAATCGTCGTCTCTACTTATAGCAGTGTATGAATCAGTATAATAAACACCTTCACGGCCTTCAAAAGTTCGCAAGAAAGTATAATTTTTATCTGCTAAATCATTCAAGAGTCCTTTTGCTGTTGACACAAATAGGTCGCCAGTCGCTATCCCTGCTTCGGAAAGTACATTCCCAGAAGTTAAATTAAAGGCTTGTACTTCAGCAATATCCTGACTTAAAGCACCAGCGGCTTTTGTTCCAGTTTCGTTCCCTAATGTAGAGATTGAAAAGCCGTTCACTGCTCTTAAATTCACAGCAATTTCCTTCCAGTAATTACTATCTGAAGGCGAATTTCCTGTACTGTCCTGAATACAAACATACACTTTATCTATCCATGCAGTTTTATTCCCTGCAATATAGGATTTCGTGTTACTGTAAGCAGTTTGTAAAAAATTTCCATCCTCAGCAGCGTTCACATTAACCTTGCTTGAAGTTGCATTGGTTAGATTAGGCAAACTTGCCGCTGATAGTGCAGACATGTTAGCATGAAAAATAGCTGATGCAGGCTTATGCTCATTACGTTTCGTCACAAGAATATTCTGAATCGCGCTCAATTGTGAAGTAGCAAATGGCTCAACTGTTTCCAGTATACTAATTCGCCTCACTTCTCCTTCTGCAAAATCAATAATTTCAGCAATACCTGTTCCACCAAATGAGCCTTCAGGATATATACCAACGAATACTTTTCCGTTTGGTTTTGCTCTAAAAAATTCACTTATATGGTAATGCATAACGGCAAAGAAGGATCCAGCTGCTAAAGTACTTACAAAGTCTGTAACAGTGGCAGCTCCAGTCCCTGAGCTTGCAAAGGTTAAGGCGTTCGTTGTTAATGCTTTTCCCATTCCTACTGGAGGTATGACTGTGACGATCGCTAAAGCTACAGTAGCAGTGAAACCATGGCTTCCTGCATTTGCATTAATTGCGGCAGCTATACCAATGGCTTCCGCTGCTTCGTCTGCGTCCGTACTTAAAACGGTATATTGAGCAATTGAAGCACCACCAACAAGTATGGTTTCAATGTCACCTGTAGCTCCTTTAGTAGTTACTTCAATCGTTCCATCAACTGCTTTTGTTTCGTCTGAAAAATCATTAACAATGCCTAAAGCTTCCGCTTGAGAAATTCCGAATATCGCTTTTATTCTTTCTGAACTTGTGAATCCCGAAGGTAGATTATCGCTGTAAAATAATAATGAAGAAATATGACTATTTACAGGATCAACGCCTCCTACACCTTGTCCTCGAATAAAGTCAATATCATTTAATCCGGGCATAGTTATCGTATTTTATATTTTTTCTTTTAGATAATTTCTTAAATTTTCCATGTTAAGACTTGACCATTCGGTCTTTTCAGCCTTACCAATTTCAGTGAGATCGTTAGCAACTTCAATAAGAGCTGCTTTATTCATAGTCGCTAGATTAATACCGCTTGAATTACCAGTATCCTCGTCCACGTCAATATCTAACTCAGTAGATTCTTTAGTGCTCTTTAATTCTTTGCTGGCATAATACCAAGACGGTTCTAATTTATGCGTTCTTTCATGAAGTCTCGCGTATGCGACGCTTCCGGCTAGAAAGGTTTGACCGTCTCTAGTAATATAAACGGCCTTAACCTTATCCATTGATAAATATTCTTTTGCAATACTATCAGCCTTTTCTTTGGTTATTAAATTTACTTTTCCCATTTTGTTTTTTTTAAAATGCTCGTTTAATTTTCACTAATGCTTATTGGGCTCTTTAGCTTCCCGGCGCTTGAACTATTGTTACAATTCCTTTTCCATCATTTCTCAATACAACGTTATTAAAACGAACCATTGCAGAATAAAGGTCACCCTGATATTCAGGTTTGTCAATGTCACTATATACTTTAACAATGCCTAAAGCTCTTGCTGTATAATTCTTATGCCAACACATTATCCCGGCGCTGTCATCAGCGGCATTGGCAGTTCCTAAAGCTTTTCTAGCTGTCGCGTCTGCATTATAACGAGAAGTCTCTGACCTACCCATAATATACCAACCATGAACTTTTGCAACCATACCAGAAGGCAAGTTACCTTTATTCATAAAGTCTTGGTCTAATACGTCTTTATTTTGAGAAATGAAATCCCAATACACACGATTTGGCATTAAACAGTAAAAACCATCATCCTCCGGTACATCGTCATCTCCAATAACTGCTCTAGCATCTGCTAAGTCGTCAATGGATAAAGCTTTCCTAGTTCCGGTCATAGTTGGGAGCAAAGCCTTAGTACTATTGGAACCGGAAGTTCTAATAATTCTGCCTGAAAATTCCGTTGGATCAATACTCCACTCAATTGCACCTCTATCACCAATACTTTGGTTTAGTTTGTCAACATGATTTTTTAATACACTGGAGGCTTTATCGTAGCTTGTTTCTAATTCTTCGCTATTTTCAATCACTGTTGGTAGGGTACGAAAGTTAAATAAATCATAACTTTTCTTATCGTCCGAACGTGGCGCGACTGGAAGAGGAAGAACTGGATCACCTGAGTCAATAACGACGTCAGGGATATCGCCAGCCTGTGGTATTTCAACGCTTTTGCTCTTCACATAAGCGTCATGGTTTACTCCATATTTTAAAAACGCAGCGTTCCTGAATAAATTCTCTTGAATTACCCTGGTGAACGTGGTTACCAATACTTGATTTGCCATTTATTTTAATTTTTAAGATTAATTAATCAATTTGTAAAGCAGCAGCAATTTGTATAAAATTAGTGCCGTCAAAATATAGTTCAGTTACGAATGTTTTTCCTGCAACGCCTGTGTAAGTTACTCCAACACAATTTGTTCCAAAAATAGTCGTCTCTGTGCCAGCTGCAATTGTCTTTACAATTAGCCTGTCGCCGATTTTTAGTTGGTCGTGAAGAGTTAAGTTTAGAGTTCTATTACCAGTTGCTGGAACCGCTGCACCATCAACTAAAACTCCACCTGATTCAATTAATAAAGCTTGAACTCCGGTAGCCGTTAAGGCTTGAACTTCCGCATTGTTAAATGGTGTGCTTACTTTTGCTTGTCTATCTGACATTGTTTTTAATTTTTAGGTGCTTGATTAAGATACTCTTCTTTTAAAGCCTCATAAACGGCTAAGTTAGTTCGTTTCATTTCCTCTAATTTTTTAGAGTCATTGCGTTGTAAGTACTCAAATTTCGTCATACCATTCAAGTCTTCTTCTTTAATTTCAGCTAAAGCTTCTGAAAACTTAATCAGTTCTGAAATTTTAGGAGCGTCTTTACCTTTTAAAGGATCAGCCGCAGGAGTCATCATGTCAACAATAGCCTTAAAACTTTTTGGATCAGCTTTTGCTTGAATAACTAATTCGTCTTTTTTCTCTTTAGCAAAAAGTCCTTTTTCAATGGCATTTTCTACCATAGTAACTGACTGATTGTCCTTGAAGTCCTGTATCACTGTACCTTGTAAAGTGACCTCACCTTTTAATTCAGTAGCTTCAGCAATGGCTTTATCTTTTTCAGTAACTACGTTTTCGTAGTCTGATTTTAAGGCCTTATAATCGTCTTGCATTTTGACAATGTTAGTAGCCTGAGTCTCTATAGTAGAGTCTCTTTCATTAATGCGAGCTTCAAATTGTTTTGTTAATTCTACGTCCATTTGATTTCTTTTTGATTTATTAATAATGTTATTTTGATAAAATTCTTCGGTAAGTTTTATGTCAGTTGTCGCAGCCCGGGCGAGCTGTGGGGCGTTTTTGAATACAATTGGTTTTCCGTCAACAAAACCGTAAGATTTCGCTTTTTCAAAGTCCATCCAGGCTTCGTCATCCATCATTGTTGATAA